ATTGACTATATCTCCCCGATGCAGTCCGAGACGATGCTGGACAGTCCGTTTAAGATCCGGCCTAACCCAGATCAATGACAACTAAGCCCAAAAAGAGCAAAGCCCTACGAGGGGCAACCAAACCAAGGCTTCACAGTCCACTTCTCAAGGGCGAAAACAAGCTGCAAGATGTCAAAGACCTATGCGCTATCGTCAAGATGGATCTGATGCCTTGGCAGGAGTTTGTGCTTAGAGATATGCTCACTGTTGATAAAAAAGGCATGTGGATTCGTAAGACAAACCTGATTTTGGTAGCGCGGCAGAACGGCAAAACTCACCTAGCGCGAATGTTGATCTTGGCACACCTGATCAAGTGGAATACCAATGTCCTTATTATGAGCTCTAACAGAAGCATGGCTTTAGACACATTCAGACAAGTAACTAGCCTATTGGAGACCAATGACCACCTTAAAGGATTCGTCAAACAAATCAGACACGCTAATGGCACAGAATCAATTGAGATGTTATCTGGAGCAAGGCTCGATGTTGTTGCGGCAACTAGAGACGGCTCTAGAGGCAGAAGCGTTAATGGATTGCTCTACATCGACGAAGTACGAGAGATCACAGAAGATGGATTTAGAGCTGCAACTCCTACAACTAGAGCTCACCCAAATTCTCAAACGCTTCTTACCTCTAATGCGGGAGACGCTTTCAGCATTGTACTCAACGACTTACGAGAAAGAGCTATCGACTATCCACCCAAGTCTTTTGGATTTTATGAATACTCAGCTCCACAATACTGCAAGATAGACGATCGAAATGCATGGGCTCTGGCTAACCCCTCTTTGGGATACACCATCACAGAAGAGGCGATTGAAGAGGCGATTGCTACTTCGCCGATTGAAAACACGCGCACTGAAACGCTGTGTCAGTGGATTGATTCTTTAAGCAGTCCTTGGCCTCATGGCGTGTTGGAAGAAACATCAAATAACAGCCTTGAAATGTCTGTGGGGGCTTATACTATATTCGGTTTCGATGTCAGTCCGTCGCGTAGGAACGGATCACTCGTCGCAGGACAATTACTCCCAGATGGGCGGATTGGCATCGGGATCTTGGAGACTTACAGCTCTCAGGTAGCGATCGATGAGCTAAAGATGGCGGCAAGTATAAAGGGTTGGTGTGACATATATAAGCCGCGCTTAGTCTGTTACGACAAATACGCCACACAAACAATTGCAGATCGCTTGGCCAACGCCGGAGTTATTACAGAAGATGTCTCAGGCCAGCAGTTCTATAAAGCCTGCGGTGATCTATTAGAAGGTCTGGTCAATCATCGGATCGTTCACAATGGGCAGGCTGAGTTTATTCAGCAGATGAATAATTGCGCAGCTAAGGTCAATGACAGCGCGTGGCGCATAATTAAACGAAAGTCAGCCGGAGACATATCGGCACCTATTGGATTGGCTATGGTAGTAAGCAAGTTAATGATCCCTCAGCCTAAGCCTCAGATATATACTTAGACACGCCCTAGCATATTGTCTAAACTCTTGACAAATGCTACAATTTCTGTCTATGGGTAAAATACTGCAAGCGTTTGGCCTAGAGTCTAAGCCACAACTTCAAGCACAAGCTGCACCTCAGGTATTAGGCGAGTACTCACCTTATGCTATGCCCTTTCAGACTGCTTACATCGGCAGAACAGAAGCAATGTCTGTCCCGGCACTTATGCGTTGCCGCAATTTGCTTGCTGGAACAATCGGTGCAATACCTTTAGAGCTTTACAAAAAATCAACTAATGAGGAACTTGGCTCACCTGCATGGTTAGAGCAACCTTCATATTCACAGCCACGATCAGTGACAATTGCTTGGACTGTTGATTCATTGCTGCTATATGGTCAAGCGTTTTGGAAAGTGGTCGAAGTTTATCAGGAAGACGGCCGCCCATCTCGCTTCGAGTGGATCGCTAATAATCGCGTAACGATAACTCTAGATAGCACTAACACATTCGTGCGATCTTATGCAGTCGATGGAATCACACTACCAATGGACGGCTTGGGATCTCTAGTCACATTCCAATCTCTAAGTGATGGCATCTTGACAACTGGAGCATCAACTATTCGCGCCGCTATTGATGTGCAAAAAGCAGCGTCAATCGCAGCAGCTACACCAATGGCAACTGGATACATTAAGAATACAGGCGCAGATTTAGATCCTAAAGAAGTTTCAGGCTTACTTGCTGCTTGGCGTAATGCTCGCAACAATCGCTCAACTGCATACCTAACATCTACGCTCGAATATAACCCAGTTTCATTCTCGCCAAAAGAGATGATGTACTCAGAAGCAATTTTTAACCTGGCTACTGAAATTGCGCGTTTGTGCAATGTTCCTGCTTACTATGTTTCAGCAGACCAAAACAACTCAATGACTTATGCGAATGTACAAGATGAGCGTAAGCAATTCTTGACATTATCTTTACAGCCATTTATTACGGCAATTGAAGATCGTCTATCAATGGATGACATTACTGCCCGCGGCAATATCGTTAAGTTTGATATTGATAAAAACTTTTTGCGCACTGATCCGCTGCAAGAACTAGCAGTAATCGAAAAATTACTTAGCCTAAATCTAATCACCCAGGAGCAGGCTATGGAAATGACTGATCTAACACCTAACGGAAGTCAAGGTATGCAATGAACCAAGTAATTACCTTCTCAGCTGAACTTACAGCAGACTCAGCAAGTCGCACAGTCTCAGGAAAGATCGTGCCTCTCAATGTTGAAGCAGGATCGACAAACATGGGCAAGGTTATCTTCGCCTCTGGATCAATCGCTATCGAAGATCCTAAAGCAATCAAATTGCTAAGCCAACATGACACAAAGAAGCCTCTCGGTCGCATGGTTTCATTTAGCGAATCAGAAGATGCAATTGATGCAGTATTTTCAATCAGCCGATCACAGCGCGGTACAGAAGCTCTAATCCTTGCAGAAGAAGGTTTGCAATCAGGTTTGAGCATCGGGGCAGAAGTCCTAAAATCAAAGATCAAGGACGGCGTGACTTATGTATCCGCTGCTCGTTTGGTCGAAGTAAGTTTGGTAACAGAGCCGGCCTTTAAGTCTGCCCAAGTTACTGATATTGCAGCAGAAGAATCTGCTGTAGAAGAATCAACCCAACCAACAGAAAGCGAGACAGCCATCGTGGAAGAAACCACTTCAGCAGTCGAAGCAACACCAGTTGAAGCACCAGCGGTCGAAGCTGCTCGCCCAACTGTTTCAGCAGCATACTACACAAAGCCACGCATCGAAGTTACTGCGGCCAAGTACGCAGAAAACACAATTCGTGCAGCTCTAGGTGACGACAACGCTCGTCAATACCTACGCGCAGCAGATGACACAACAGACAACGCTGGTCTAGTACCAACACGCCAACTATCTGAAATCATCAACCCACTATCAACAACAATCCGTCCTTCAATTGATGCAATCTCACGCGGAGTGCTACCAGATGCAGGTATGACTTTCGAGATCCCAAAGATCACAGCAGTGCCAACTGTAGCAATTGAGCCAGAAGGCGACGCGTTCAGCGACACAGATCAGAACGCTGCTTTCCTATCAGTATCAGTACAGAAGTACGCAGGACAACAGACATTCTCTGTTGAATTGCTAGATCGTACATCTCCAGCGTTCTTTGATGAGCTAGTGCGCAACATGGCCGCAGCTTACGCAAAGGCAACAAACGCAGCAGTGAACGCAGCACTTATCTCAGGTGCTTCACTAGATGCGACAACAACAGTTACATACCCAGACGCATCAGCGCTTCTAGGAATTGTGGCTCGCGGTTCAGCTTCAGTTTATGCTGCAACAGCAGGCCTACCAAACCCATTCGCTCGCAACATGGTCGTATCAACAGGACAATGGTCAAACATCATGTCTCTAAACGATGCAGGCCGTCCAATCTACACAGCATCACAGCCAATGAACGCTGGCGGTCAAGTAGCACCAACATCACTAACAGGTAATGTTGCTGGACTTAACCTTTATGTAGATCCAACAAACGGTGGCGATGGCGATGGAACAATCCTTATCGTGAACCCAGATGCATACACATGGTACGAGTCACCAACATACCGCCTACGCGCAGAATCAACTGCAAACGGTTCTGTAACAATCGGCTACTACGGCTTTGGAGCAATCGCTACTAAGGTCGGAGCAGGTGCGTTTAAGAACAACAAGGCTTAATTAAAGCCCACTAAGTACGCTCTAGGGGGTCAGTAGCCCTCTGACCCTCTAGAGTCTTTAGAAAGGATTGCAATGGCACTTACAACAGTTTCAGAACTCCGCAGCACCCTCGGAGTCGGTACCTTGTATAGTGATGCCGTCCTTCAAGAAGTATGCGATGCAACAGATGTAGTTTTACTTCCAATGCTTTGGAATAACTACACATTTAATGTGGCACACAGCAACACAACAACAGAGGGCACATTATATTTTAACGAATCAATTAAAGAAACATTTTTTGTGGGTCAAACAGTTGTAGTATCTGGCAATAACGCACCTCATGACGGATCAAAAGCAATTACTGGCATGACAGATATTTCGATTACTTATGCAGTAACAGGCACACCCGCTGCAAAACCAAAACACGCAACAGTGCCTTTTGGACGAGTTGCAGTAACACCATTAGTTGATTACACGACCGACACAGCAGTTCAGAATGCAGCTTTGATGATATCTGTTGAAATCTGGCAAGCGCGTACAGCCACCCTTTCTGGCAGTAACGCAGTCGATTTCCAGCCAAGCCCTTACCGACTGAGCGCACAGCTTCTCGCTAAGGTGCGAGGATTGATCGCACACGCACTAGATCCACGCTCTATGGTGGGCTGATGCC